TTTATTCATTTTTTTACTCAATTTATGACTCATTTTGTAATTTGGATTCTTCTTTCTTTGTCTCTTGATATAGCTACTGATTTGTCTTGATCTTTTACAAGACTTACATTTTCGTCTTTTCATCCATCTTTTACAAGATGTGTTCTTTTGTTTCATTACTTTCAAAAACTGTTTAACGGAATGTTTGGGGTGTTTCCGAGCACCGACTCCGGTATAACAAATATGTTTGATGTCCATTGAACTATATATAACAATATAAATTAAACCTCAATAAAAGACGGTTGAAGCGCAATCCCACACACCCCCGCTTCACCCTGCACCGACGACTTTGCAATACGAATATATCCATTTTCTCCCCATTCTTCCCCCCAACTATTTTTCACGATCCAATAGGCTTGATCCTCGTCGTCCACGCCGTACCCTACCACAAGAACACCGTGATCCAAAGTAGTTCCGCACTTATCCGACGTCAACACTCCTCCCTTGTAAAACTGAAATACCGTGGTGTCCGCCTCAATGGCCACGGAAACGGGAGTAAAATGGACCGCTTCTTCCAACGATAGTTCGTCTTCACTTGGGATATCTACACACTTTGAAAAGGTCGCCACTTTTTCGCATTCTTTCACCTCATCGCTACAAGAACCGTCTTCCGCAACGTACGGAACGTCCGAATCCAAACACATCCCATTGTCAATCGCGTATTCAAATGCATGGTCCATATCCCCCCCGTTGCACCCAAAATTAATATATTTCGTGGAGCAATCCATGAGCTGTTGCTCCGAAACATTCAATAGTTGTCCTTTGGAAATAGCCCAAGCTCCTTCCATGGCCCCAGATGCCGAAAAACTCCAACAACTTCCACATTGCCCTTGGTTTTTGACCGCGGTTACGGCACCTTGCTCCCTCCAGTCCCACGATGTTGGAACCCAAGATTCTTTATATTCATAGGTTTCACATTGCTTGGTACGACGAAGCAAACGTGTTTGAAACCCTTTTGTCGAGCCGTGGAACTCTTGCATGGTTAGATCGCCAAACGCATTCATCGCAAACTCCAGTTCCGGGTGTTGTTTCTGTAACATCTCCAAGCGATGAATATTATCATTATACGTCGAATTGCGAAGTTCATATTCGGTTTGTGTTTCATATACCTTACCATAACGTTGAACAAACTCTTCAAAAGAAGGGTAAGACGCAACCGCAAGTGTTGATGAAAACAGAGACAAAGAGACAAGAGACAAACCACTAAAAAACATCAATGGTATAATCTATCTACAGATATTATATCTATATTCTTTTCTTCGCTTACTTTAAATGAAAACCCTATATCTTATCACAATTATTTCTATTATAACGGGTATACTTGTATTAAATCATGAGATGAAATATTCGAGCGAAACCCAGGATAAAGTCATATTTAATGCCATGTCTTTCTTGTTTCTTGGTATTTTCGCCTATTATGGATATAATAACGGAACTACATATGGATTGCAACTCAGCTTGTTTTTATGGGCTTTTTTCGTATGCACCGTCCCTATTCCTCAAGTTGCTTTACTTTTGTCTCTACCCCTGAAACAATTCTTCGATATAACCGTGTTCTTGTCTCAAGCAATCATTTCATTGTTTGCCCTGGGGGTTCTACTCTTTTATTATTGTTGTAATGCTCGCATTCTTCATAAACACCCCATTGGAAAAGTATTTGATAGAATCATGAATAAACACCTCTATTTGATTTTTTTCATTTCGATCACTGCGTCTATTGTGGGGAGTTATCTGATTGATGTTTTTGTAGACATTTATATGTATAAACAAGAGACAAATGAAGACCAACTCGTTTTGTTAGCATCCATGTTGTTTTTACTACTGAATACATGGTATATGAATTACTCCATAGAGCACAATTTAAAGATTATATGATATATGGATATAGTTAGATGGATGTCATTGGATATATAGGATGTGTCTTTTTATTTTTGAGTTTTATTCCACACACATATACATTATTTAAAGACGATAATGTTGGCCGTATTTCGCCGTTATTTATAGGCCTCATTTTATGTGCGTCCATATGCATGGGTGTGTACGCCTATCAAATACAGTCTTACCCCGTGTTGATTGCCAATGGAAGCGTTTTTATAAATAATATGATAATTCTCTTTTTGTATCTATATAAAAAAAAATGTACATATACTATAACAGAAGATGGAGTATTGGTATGACCCAAATCACACCGGAGCATTGCGAATCGTAGATCACTCAAAAGGACTTATTTATGGGTCGGATCCCAAAGAGCCGTATTGGTGCGTTTCATTTGAAATCCTTCCGCGAAAACAAGGCAATACATTGATTGTGGATTTCCGTAATAAAAAAACCCATCACGGTAAAAATATGCTGGAAACGAAATATGAAGATCGAAATATGACGCTTCATTGGGAAGATGGAAACAAATGGCGACGTATGAAACAAGATCCTCGGATTTTATTACAAAAGGTGCGCTAATATAGTTTTTGCGAATAGGTTTCGATCAAATGATGTACTAATTTTTCATGCGTGGTTGGTTCTACATCATTCAATCTATCTTTATTTCGGTCCAACAAGAAATAGGCTAAACAAAAGAGCTCGGTAATTTCTTCGTTGTTGTGGTTTGAATAATTATGAAACTCCAACAACGCATCTCCCGCATTGATCGTGTTTTTTTGTAATTTTTGCTGAAGTTTGAGGAAGGCTCGCGATGCGGCGTCGCGAAACGTGTCTGTATTGACGTCTTGTGTGTTGATCACAGTGGTTGGAGAAGTGGGGCGGTCCATGAGATTTACGTTGCTTCAGGATGGATTTGAGTATTTGTTTTCAATTTTTTCATCTCTTCATATTACAATGAGGTTTGACGAAACAAAATACAATCGGTTTGATGTTGTTTTTTCCAATTGGATTTTCTTATTTTTTCTTCTGTATTGGTGCGGACTTGTCAAATACAACCCCCTTTTGTTGTTGTGTATTGGGTTGTTTCATAATATTCTTTTATTTGTATTATATGTATTTTACAATCAATACCGCATGGCAATTGCATTAGGTATTGTGAACTTGTTTATTAAAATACTTCCGATTTATACAATAAGACATATTGTGATTCGTAAAAAAGATGTGATATTTTCGTTGATCCTGATGTTCATATATATTGTATATTTATGTGGATTGTTTTATATTGTAAGAGACAACGAAGCTTTTGCCATGTTTGACACAGAAAAGATACACCCGGGTTTTTTTGATTATTATGTATTACAATGGTTCATTCCAAAATAATTGTTGGTTTAAATTGCGTATTAATGAAGGTGGATTTGAAATAAAATGAAATGTATCATTTGTATTGCGATGCTCCATAAGTGTATTCATGATATTATGATCTATTTTTGTTTGTCCAAAAAGAGACCTGTAATCATTCGTTGGAAGCACATTTCTCCGACATAAAGGACAATCGTTTTTTTGGTTCAATTGTTGAATCGTACATTTGAGACAAAACTCGTGTGTACAACGAAGTGTAACTTTGGAACGATTATCCAAGTTTCCGAAACAAATACAACATTCGTTTTCAATTTCAAGCTCAAGAGCAGCAGCCATAAGAGGAATATAGGACAAGGTAGATATATTATTTTCGTTGTTCAATTTTTATGCTATAACGAATCAACCGTTTCATAATATCGAGACAACTGATAACTCGACGTTTCTAACAATCGTTTGATTCCTTTCATAGTTTCTTGTAGAAACATCTCTTTGTTGCCTGCGTAGTATGTAAATTGAATCCCCAAATAATCGCGAAAGTCAACCGCCTCTCCTTGATATGAAAATTGTTGAGTTAACATAGCATTGTGATGAATCCGATTTTCGCGATCGGGTTGTATATAGCGAAAGGGTTTGATGGGTTTTGGTGCTTCCGTGAATTCTTGTCGGCACAGGGGGCAATTGTTATTTTGTCTCCCGTGTTGTACCAAACAAGATGGGCAAAAGAGGTGATCACAAGGGAGCTTTGCGTGGGATGTGGAAAGAGGATCATAGCAAATGCTACACACTTGCGTTTGTATGGTGCGGATCGTTTTGATTTGATCTTCTGTCAAATCTTCAATTTCTTTTCGGTAATTGCCTTCGGGTTCAGTTGTCACTTTGTTCTCTTTTTGGTTTTGGTGTAAAATACTGTGTCTCATTAACCCCGCTGCCATTTTTTTATTTGCGCTGGCCCGCATATCCGGTTCGCCTTTCGATGTTTTAGGATAGTCATCGATATTGTTTTCCTTGTAATATTTAGCCAAAAGGGTGCGCATATTTCCGTCCATAAATGCGGATGTGTGTATCTAATAGATAACGGCATAAGTATTTCAATTTTATTTTATCTTTGGAAATAAAATTGAATAGAGAATCCTTTTTTAGGCAAGTACTCTAAACACAACAATGAGCATTCCAATCGTTTTCATCGAAGGGGGAATTGGCTGCGGCAAGTCTACTTTGGTCAAGCACATGCAAGCCTATTGTGAGAAACATGATTATAAGTATTTGACTATTCAAGAACCGGTAGACACTTGGATGACCATTCAAGACGAATCCGGAACCAACATCATTGAAGCCTTCTACAAAGACCAAACCAAATACGGATTTACCTTTCAAATGATGGCGTATATATCGCGTCTGCAGCGCATTCAAGAAGCGTTTGTAGAAGCACAGGGAAAATATGATTTTATCATTTGTGAGCGAAGTTTATTTACCGACAAAAACGTCTTTTGCAAAATGTTGTACGACGAGGGAAAAATCGACACTTATGGCTATCAAATCTACAACAAATGGTTTGAACATTTTCAATCCTTTTTGGGGGAAACGCGATTCGTGTACTTGAAAACGGATTTTCAAGTGTGCTTGGAGCGCGTGAAAAAGAGACAAAGGGAAGGAGAAGCCATCATTGAAGCGGAATATTTGAAATCAAACAATGCTTATCACGACAACTGGCTGCTTCACGACGACCGAGTGATGATTTTAGACGGAAACCAGGATTGCGAGAAAACCCCCTTGTTGTTGGACACCTATTGCGCACAAATCATTGAATCATTAAATGGATATAAACAGAACGTGCCGTCATAATATACAATGGCTGATTTAGATCAAAAAACACAACAAACACCACCAAAACCGACTGTAATGCTTATTTGTATTTTGGGAAATCGTTATTCGGAGCACTTTTTGCGCAGCTGGACGGAGCTATTGGGGTACTGCTTGACGCACAACATTCGCCCGATCTTGGCGAACATCTGCGAAACCCCTTTTTTTATTCAGAAAAACAAGTGTTTGCGGTGCGACATGCACAAGGGAAAGGAACAAGTTCCGTTGAATGGGGAAATGGACTATGATTATGTTCTATGGATATCAAGTGGTTGTGTCTTTACGACGAAGACCTTGCAGCGGCTTTTGGACATGAATCGCGAAGTATCAAGCGCCAGTTCGTTGATGAAACACAACGTGAATTGTTTTAATTTTATCACTGATATCAATTACGAAGAAAACAAGAGCTATTCTTTTGTGGGAAGAGACAAAGTGAAGGCCATGGTGGAACAAGGAACCGAAGAATGTAAAGTGGATTACGTGGACATGAACTTTGTGTTGATGAAAAAGGGAGTGCTGGAAACCATTCAATATCCTTGGTTCGGCGGAGACCACGACAACCTCAACGGCGAAACCCTATTTTTCCAAAAGTGTAAGGAGCATACCATTGATGTCTACGTGGATCTCAAAGAACAAGTCTGCATTGAAAACACGGTGATTCTGTAGCCAGCAAGCATTACAAGGGCTCGCCCAAAATATAATGAATGCGAACATAAGAGATTAATTCACTTTTTTGTATATGTTTATACTTGAATACTTTGCTCATATAAGGTTGCATAATACGTAAACGAATCGAATACCATTTGGCGCGTTCTTTGATAATATCTTCTTGATTTTTAGTGAATGATTCCAATTCTAAACACATCTATACAGGAAACTAATATTTTATTGAAAGAAAATGTGATTATTTATATTGTATTATGATTCTGAAATAAAACCACTTGATTCAAATCACTTTTACACATAATAATGTCTTCTTCGCTCGCATATGGATGAAGCAACATGGAAGTCACAGAAATAGTTTGATGCGTTGTATTTATGGTACAACTGATCAAAGCATATATATGTTTTTTTAAAGGAAACGGTCTCCATTGATAACACTCGCATTGTGGATTGTAGGTGTCAATCCGGAAATGATGGTACTTGTTTGTATACTTCTTCTCTTTTGTCAATTGCCCATGATTCCAATCCCACGCTACTTCGCGCGCCTCTTTTTTGGAAATCGGTACGATATAGGAGTTTTCTTTCCAAATATATTCATTGCGCATAGGATGAAAGATGGCGTCCTTAAAATCACCGTAAGATATACCAGATTTGGTGATCGCATTTCGTTTTGTCTCGTAGTGAACGCGGGTGGAAGGGGGGACAAACG